TCGGCGATAGGGCAGGATGCAAAGTAATCGCGAATGAGGTTGAGGCGGTGCGTCGTCTGCTCGACGATGGCAGCAGGCGCATGCTTTGCAGCGGCCTGCTTGCCAACCTCGGCGATGTCGCGATCCGCGGCGGCAACGATGGCATCACGCTCGTTGCTTTCCTCGGCGTCAGCTTCGACGTCATCGGATGCTTCTTCGGCTTCCGGCTCTTCGCACTCGGCGAGGATGGCCTCGGCCGCTTCGCGCATCATATCGTTGTCGCAGACAACCTCGCCGCTCTCGACGTCGATGTAGCACTTCGTGCTCTTCATGCGGCGAGCCTCGCTGTTGCTGATGGCCTCGCCGTTGAACGTCGAGACATCTTCGCTGCCCGTGCGGTGGTACGTGCAGGAGAGGCCGAGAGTGGAAGCGTTGACGTACAGGCGATCGTATTTGCCTTTCGTCCAGCGGTTGAAGCCTTTGCTTTCGAGCTTTGCGATGATTGCGTCCATCATGATGATTACCTCCATTCGGTTTGCTCCATCTCTTTATCTTGATTACATCATACTATACTTTAGCGCCAAAGTCAATACTTTAACGCTAAAGTTTTTAGATTTTTTTTGCTGGAAGGGCGGGATGCTCTTGAGCATTCAGCAGAAACGTCAGCGACGACGGCGACCGTGGATGTCCCAGGGTCGATGCCGACTATATGTGTCATCCTATGCGGATTCTATGCGTTTACGCTTTGACCGTGTTCTCCAAGGTCTTTTCCAGCACCTGGCGGCCGAGATAGGCGAGCGCGCGCAGCGCATACGGCAGGACGATGCCGTCGCGGATTTTGTTCCATCCCGTTTCTGCCTTCGCTTCCTCGATAAGACCGCCCGCTAGCTTATCGACCCATGCGTCGACGGCCGGCATGACGTTATCGACGAGGTTCTTTGTGAGTTCCTGCTTTGCTGTCTCGCTAATGCTCATGCTCGAGATGTCCGCTTCGATTGCGTCTCTAAATTCCGTCCACTTGCTCATGATAGATGTCCTTCCTTTCGCTGAATGTCAGATAGCAATAATAAAGGCCCATGCCGTGGCGCGTCGTGATGGTCGCGCGCGGCCGTTCCTCAAACCACACGACGATCTCCTCCCCGATGCGCCGATATACGTGCATGAGCTCATTTCCAGATGTGACTGCACTATGCCAGTCTCGTTCCCTCGTGAGGAATTGCTCGAAGCCGTAGACCTCGCAGAGAGGAATGAGCCCCTGATAGCCGTCTCGATCTCTTTTCTCTAGTGTGCGTTCCTGCTTTTTCTGTTTGCTGGTCAAAAGCATCGCTCCCTAGATTTTCCGATTTTCGTACACTCTGCTCTTTTCCGTGCCGAACACCGCACGTTTTCGCATTTTCCCCGTACAAAAATCGTACACTTTTCGTACACTTTTCAGGTAAGTGTATCAGTCCTGAAAGAGAGATTCGTCATACATATAATCGCCGTCCACAGCGTGATTGCCGAGCCACATGTGGTTGGTGTCCTGCCATACAAATCCGCCGAGGTCATCCGAATCACCCCACTGCGCATTCCATACCGCACATCCAAGCCCCTGCCAGCCGATGCGGTTTTCGAGCCACGAATAGCTCGCGTAGATTCCTGTGTTGAGCCCGATGTTTTCGAGCCATGCCGCACACATGGCCGTGACGTTCGATGGATTGAAGTCGAATCCGTGATTCTGTTTCCATTTGTCGTCGTCTTCCATATCGTAAAACACCGGCAGTTCTAGCAGCACGCCCGCGCGGTCGATGATGTCCGCGCACTGGCGTGCCTGGCGGGCGGCGTCATCCGGCGTGAGGCCGTAGTCGTAGTGATACGCGCCTACGAGCAGGCCGCGCGCGTGCGCCTTGTCAACGCTGTCCTTGAAGCAGCTGTCTTCATGGCCGTTTCCCCAGCTGGAACGAACATAGACAAATCTGCATCCGGCCTTGACGGCTTCGTCGAAGATTTCCTCCGGCACGAGTCCCGTCTCGCCGCTTGCATTGTTCTCTGAAATGTCAAACCCTCGAATCATTTCCGTTCTCCTTTCTCGCTTGAAAGCTGCTCGAGCGTCTTTCTCAATTTCTCCGGCACCGGCACACCCGCCTTCGCCGAATTTTCGATAATGGAAAGACCCTCATTGCCAATGAAGAACCATACCACAACGGACTGTACCGCTGGCACGCCCGTCGCCTTTTCTAGTTCATGCGCCAGGACGATGAGCAGGATGATCACGATTTTCTTGCAGATTCCTCGAAAGCCTTTGTGCGAGTCTAATTTCAAGTTCGGATTGATGTATGCTGCCAGCAGTCCCGTCGCATAGTCGATGACCATGAGTGTCAAGAGTGCTTCCAATGCATCATTCCACCCGATGAAGTATGTCAGCACGGCCCCGATGGCCGACGTGATGCTCCCGATCTGCACTTCCGTCCCCGTCGGAATCCACCCCCTTATCATGTTGAAAAAATTCATGCTGCTCTCCTCCCGTATGCCTACCCGCCCTCCCGCACGTCATGCGTCAGTAGTTCTCTTTGACCCACTCGGCGACGTCGGCGCGGTACGTCTCCGGCACATCGTCGATGGCCTTGCGACCATTCGCGACGAGGCGACCGTAGATGCGAACCATAACGTCGTAGAAGTTGTTGCTGTCCTTGTACTTCTTGTAAGCCATGATGTTTATCCTCCCTTACTTCGATGCGGCTGCGGCTTCGAGCGTCGCGACCTTTTCCGCGAGTTCCGTGACGATGTTCATGACGTCTGCTGTCGTCGCAGCCGCCTCCACTGCGGCGATGCTCGCGTCAAACACACCGTTGTTCAAGGCTTTTGCCTGCTTCTTTGCACGCTGACGCGGCAAATTGTCTGCGTTCGAGTAATACATAATGCTTCCTCCTTTACGAAATCACTCGTTGAAGATGCAAGTGAGCGATTCGAGGTAGTTCGAGCGGGCGGCCCACTTGTACGAAATGGAGATTTCTTCGTCTGCCGGTGCGGTAATCGTGATGACGTCGGTCTTGTCCTTGTACTTCCACGTCGCCTTGTCCGGCTTGACCGTGATGCTTTCCTGCTTCGCATGATGCGGGAGTTTGAATGCCTGCTCGCTACCTATGCCAGTCCCGAGCACAACGTCTTTCTCGCTGCCCGTGTTCTGCTTCAGGTCAACGCGAATCGCGCCGACTGTGCCGGTCGGGTCATTCGTGCCAGCGATGTAATCAAACTGGTCATCAACGAGCGTCGTGTCGTTTTTGTCTGGGTAAACCGTGTCGTGCGTCATCGGCGTCCACGTTTCAGCCGACCAACCTGCGATGTAGTCAGCCGTGACGGCAACGCCAGAATCCGCCGTGAACGTCACCTGACCGTCAGCTGGAGAGAACGAGTAGCTGGAATCATCCTGCTTCTCTCCGTCGAAATAGAGCACAAAGCCATGCGATGCGAGGCCGTCCGTGTTCGCGAGCTTGACCGTCTGCGACTTTCCCGTACCTGTGCCGAGCACTTCTCCAGAGACATACGTCGGCGGCTTGCGGAGCGAGACGTAGGCCGTGATTTCGGTATCATCGACCACAGGATGCTTCACCATGAGGTGAGCGCGGGTGATCGGATTGCTGAAATTGTACGTCTTGCTGATGCAAGTACCCGTACCTTCGGAGAACGTCGCAACGCCGTCCGTGCGATGGTTGACGCTGACAGAGTTGATTTTAGCGACGCTCGTCCCGATGTTCGGCGCGGTGAGCACTGCACGAAATTTGATTGCCGTCGCTTTCGTTGCAGGGCTTGTGATGTAGGTCGAGTAATCTGCATATTCGCCCCAGCTCGAACCATCATTGATAGATGCGAGCACTTGAACCGTGCCGCCGCTTTCTTCCGTCTTCGATACGTCAATAGCGAGGATTTCGCACGGCTTGCCGGAATCCGTGAGGTTGATGGCGTCGCTATCAACACTTTTCGTCGTGACCGTTGCGCCAGTCTCACCGGCGAACGTGATGCTCGTGAGGCTCGGTGCCTCCGTCGCGTCTGCGTCCATTTCCATTCCGACAGCGATGTTGACCATCTTGCCCGCAAAGGCCGCGAGCGCGGTGCTTGTGAGCGCCGTCACATCTGCCGTCGTGTTGCCCTCGCTGACTACGCTTTCTGCCGTAAGGCTCTGCGTCGCAACGTCCTTCCATGTCGAGCTTGACGTGTCGTATTTCTGCCAGTTGCCGTCGTCGGCCCTGAAAACGTAGGTGAGCTTCGTGTTCGTCGGCTCGCTCGCGACGATTGCGATGCTTGAAACCGTGCTGAAATTCGAGAGGTCTTTTGCGTTCGCGGTCGTCGTCTGAATGAGTGCTGTTCTACTCATTTCTTTTTGTCCTCCTTCTTGCTCTTTGAAAGCACGAGCCGCTTGAGCGCGGAACGTGTTGATTTGCTTGACTTGCAATGCCTACAGTAGCCGAGGAACGACGCGACGACTTGCTGCGCGTCCTTCATACTCGCCTCTCCGTATCGGTATCGCCAAGATAGGTCTTTGAAACGAATTTTCGCCGCCTTGATGTTGCGCTTGCGCGGGAGAACCTTGTCGATGAACGTTCGGTATCCCGCGAAGTCAACGCCGTGCGAGGCGGGGAATATCTGCGTTTTGGGGTTGAGCTTTAGTTTGAGCTGCGTCTCGATGAACCATGTCACATCTGCGAGCGCCTGCCGCAGATCGTCCTTGTCGTCCGAGACGATGATGAAATCGTCCATGTATCGCAGGTAGAACCTCTCGCGCATACATTCCTTCACGAAATGGTCGAGCGGTGTGAGGTACACATTCGCGAATAGCTGCGACGTGAGCGAGCCTATAGGAAGCCCGCGCCCGGTGTCCTCGTTGAAACTCTCGATGATGAGGTCAAGAACTTCGAGCAACCTCTTGTCTGCGATGGTGCGCCTGATTTGCTCTTTGAGAACGTCATGCGACACGGAATTGTAGTATTTCGATAGATCGGCTTGAAGAACATATACGCGCTCGCCTCGCGCCGCCGCCTTTCGTAGAAAGTGCTGCAAGCGTTCGCAGGCTGCGTGCGTTCCTTTGCCTATTCTGCAAGCGTAGGAATCGAAAATATACTTGCGCTCGAACAAGGGCTGAACGACGCGGTAGATCGCGTGATGCACGAGCCGGTCGCGAAAGGTCGGTGCGTGAATGAGCCGCCGCTTTACCTCCGTCCTGCACTCGAACTCGTAATATTTCGCCGGGTGCCATTCGCCGACATTGAGCTCGAAAATGAGCTGGTGGATAATGAGCTCCACCCTCTTTGCCGTTGACATGACCTCCGAGCGGTAGCGTCTGCCTTTCCTCGCGTCGAGGTACGCGCCGTAGATGTTCTCGAATGTGACGATTTCCTCCCACAAATCGTTGTATCGTTTCAAAGGCTTTTCCTCCTTCGTCCCGTGCCGCGTTATGTGGAGGCGCGGGATTTTGCTCTTGTTTCTCCATCCGTGGAGCGGACGAAACTCCCAAATAAACGGTGCTGGACAGGACGCCGCCTTTCTCGCGTCCTGACTTCTGACCGACGGGCGGCTCTTTTGAACCGCCTGCCTTTTCTTTATTTGCCACGCGGAAACCGATGTTGCTGTTCGAGTTGGACGCCCCGTTGTTCGCGTTGAAAGCAAACGCGCCCGCGTTCGAGCCGTTGTCCCAGTTCCCCGACTATAAAAGTTTCGCCCGATGGCGGGCGGCTTACTTCCTGCTGCTGCGTTGCGCCGCCCGTGCTCTGTAAAATCTCACGAGCCCGCCGAGTATGCGTCCTGCTTCGTCAACGTGCCCTGTCCAAACTCCGAGCGTGTGCGTCGAGATATAGCCGTAGTTCCGGCTTTCTCTTATCAGCGTCCGCAGGTAGTCTAGGCCGATGTCGATTTTCTGCAAGGTGTCTTTCTTGTACGTCTTGTGCTCGAAACGAATGATCTCCAACATCGTGTTTTCGACTGCCGTCTCGATTTGTGCGCACAGCAAATACCGCTCTTTTCTGGGGAACTGCAACAGCGCGTTGTGGGAGTACATCTGGACTTCCTCCCACTTCGTTCGCAGCATGAGCGGATTCCTTGCGTTGTCTAAATCTCTGTCCTTCATTCCCAGCCAACCTCCCAAAATCGCGCCCCCGCTGTCGCGGGGAGCGCCAGTTTTTCAGTCATCAGTTTCCAGCGTCACACTTTTGCCACGCGGAAACCGAGGCCGCTGCCCGAGTCGGACGCCCCGACGCTCGCGCGGAAAGCAAACGCGCCCGCGCGCGAGCCGCCGCCCCAGCCCCCCGACTGGTAAAGGACGCAATTCGCCGCGACCCAAGAATAATCGGAGTATGTGCCGTTGCTTTCCGTGCCGTCGCAGACGGAGGGAACGAATACGTCGCCGAGGTCGAAGCCGTCGCCGCTTGTGCGAGAAGTCTCCTTAATCCAACCGCCCGGCAGGACGACGCCCGTGTTCTTGTACGTACCGTTGCCCTGATTGTCGAAAATCTGAATGATGGAGCTCGCGTTCGTCTGGATGCCGTCTGTGTGTTCCCAGACATTACCCCAAAATTCGTGGATGCCGCGCCACTTCGCCGCCGTCGCGCCGGTCGCCTGCGCCGCGCCCGACGAAACGTTGCCGCTTGCGATGGCGGTCTGGACGTTTGGTGTGCCGAGCTCAATCATCATGAGCATGGCGATGGCTGCGCGTTCGTAGACGGTCTGCAAGTGCCAGCCGTACTGCTCCGAACCTGCCGCGCCCGTGTTGCGGGCCGCGCACGCCGAGATCGCCGCCGGATTCGTGATGTTGACCCACGGGCTTTTCCCCGACAGGCTGCAAGCCTTCGAGCCGCTCGCGCTCGCCTCATACGCGCCGATATAGAACTGGCCGATTTCCTTACCCTTCGACATGAACGCCGGGTGGACGTGGAAGCCGTCGCGCTTGATGTCGGACACGACGCGGCAGAACTGTCCTGCGTGTTTCGACGTGCTCGGTGCCTCGAACGTCTTGACGTAGAATTTCGGAATCTTTACCATCTGCTGCCCGTCGATGGTGACGGTCTCGATGCCCGCCCAAGGATAGGTCTTGTCAAAGTCGATACTCATTACAGGTCGTCTCCTTCCTCATCAACGCGAGCCCAAGTGCCGGAACCGCCGCCCGTCTTGACGAGCGCGATGCCAACAGGCGTGTCGCCGAGTACGAGCTTGCCGTTTTCGAGAACCGCGCCCGAGATCGTGAACGCGCTCGTATCCGTGTAGTCAAGCTCCGTCGAAACGTCCTGCTTCGTGTTCGTGCCGCTCCAAGACGTGTCCGCCGTCCATTCGTCCACGCGCCGATTGCCGCCGCCGTAGGCTCTGCCGTTGTAGATCGCGACGGAGGAACGGTAAAGTTTCGCTCTGCCGTCCGTGTACTGATTCTTGACCGGGCTGAAAAGTTTCACCCTGTTGATTTTCCCGCTGACTGCAATCGACTTGACCTGAACTTCCTCTAGGTGCTCGCCGCCGTCCGTCAACTGGTAATGAGCGCCGATAAGAAGTCCGCTCGCGTCCTCCACGTCTACGCTGTCGTCGCCGCTGACGACGGACGTAACCGTCGTGACGTTCTGATCTGTCTCAGGTGCGCCGTCGTCGAACGTCTCAACGAGCATACCGTCGTAACCGTCGGGGTCGATTTTTGCCATTTCAAACGCGAGATATGCGTTGGCAACAAGTCGCTCCAAATGGTTGATACGGTTGTTCTCGCTGTTGCTGTCGAGGCTGTCGATTTTCTTGATGATTTCCTCGTACTGACTTGTGCCGGATTGGCTCGCCTCGACTGCCGCCTGCAATTTGTCGTGGACGGTCTTGAGATACTTCGTGCGATTGGCAAGCTGCGTCGCCGGCAGGTTGAGCACGCCGTTCCTGCCGCCGAGCAGGTAGTCGCCCTGCTCAATCTGGTAAATTTCTTCCTCCCAGTCTGAAGTTTCTGGGACATGGTTGATGGTGTGCCGCGTGCCGCTGTCGCCGTCCGAGCTCGCGCCAATGCCGACATAGTCGTTCGTATTGACTGCCATCTTGCTTCCTCCTTCGTCTTGTTAGAAATGAATAATCCAGTACCCGCGAATCTGAATATCGTCCGCCTTTTCGATGACGCCTTTCCTTACGCGGTGGCTGAACATAGCCCCGTCAGCGCAGAATAACCCGAACTCATGAATCTTCAGGCCGTTGCCCTGCGTGTTGTCAATCGTGAAGTCGAAACGTGCGTCCCTGCCGTCTACGCTCGCCTTGTCGATTGGGAAAAGTGCCTGATTCGTGAGCTCCGTGTCGTCGTCTGCCTCCGTCGTCGCCCCCTCGCCTACGCCAATCTGAGTGATGTAGGCGGTGCTTTTCCCTGCCGCGAGCTCTGCGAGCCGGACGCGCCCGCGCTCCACGACGAGGTTATGATCGGAGATCGTCTTGATGGGCTTTCCGTCGCGGTAGATCGTGATGGAAAACTCGCCCTTACAAGGTCTCGTAATGTCTTCTAGCACCAATCGTTTCACCCCCTTTCGCGGTCGTCTTGCCGTCCGCTTTCAATCTGCCGTCGAGCGTCGGCACGCCTCCGAGCCCGCCGTCCGCCTTGCGCGTGCCGTTCGCCGTAAGTACGCGAATAATCGTGAGCACGCCGCCGGTGTCGAATGGCAGAAGGTTGCCCGCGCTCGCACTCGCGCCTCCGTCGGCTTTGACAAGGCCACTCGCGGTGAACGGTGCGCCTGCCTTGCTCGCGTCGTCATCGAACGTGTTGAGCTCTGCCGTCGCGCTTTCCTCGCCGTCGTCAACGGTCGTTTCATCGAATAGTTCAGGCATCGTCCATGCGAGCGGGGTGTGCTTTTTCGGCTTGACGAGAGAGAATTTCCCTTCGAGATCGTCAACATATAGCTCGTACCTCGCGTGATTCCCGCCGCCGTCGGCCTTAAAGCTGCCGTCCGCAAGTATGCTGCCGTTCGTGAGGTTGATGTCGCCTCCGTCGGCTTTCAGCTTGCCGTCGGCTTTGTGCGCCCGCTCGATGGTGAGCCGTCCGCTGTTGTCGATTGGGAGCGTCGTCTTACCCGCTCGCGCCTCGCCGTTTGCCTTGATACCCTCGCCCGCCGTGAGAACGGCTGCGACGTCGTCCTCTAGCTCCGTCGTCCCGTCTGGACGTTTCATCGTGATGATGATCGCCGAGAAGGTGTCCATGAAGCTGTTGTACTGTAGAATCCAAGGCCGCTCGCCGTTTGCTTTGAGATCGCCGCAGGCGGTATATGCTCCGTCTGCCGTCGCTCTGCCGTCTGGAATAAACTGCCAGTCGATTCCTTCCTGCAGCTTCAACGCGCCCGGCTTGATGATGTCTCCTACCCTGTGTTCGCCGTCGGCTTTCCATGTGCCGTCCGCGCTGAACATTCCACCGGCCTTATATGTGCCGTCTGCTTTCGGATAGGTCAGAACGTTTCCGTATGGGACGACGTCTCGCATACCTGCTGAAACAAATGCGTTGAGATCGTCGCCTCGAATGTCTAGCCCGTCGAGCGCGTCGTCCTTCAAGTCGAAAAGCGTGTAAATGATGTCGTAGCCGAGGTGTGCGGGCTTTGCGTCCTCTAGCGCCTCCTTCATTTCGTCTTTCCAAAGGAGATCGCCGAACGGGATTTCGACGTTGAAATGATACGTTTTCGGAACTTCGTGAACCTTCGCCCCGCCGCTCGCGGTGAAAAGGTTGACGATGCTCTGAATCTGTTTCGGTGTCATGACGGCAGGCCGCTGGAGCTTTGCCTTGATTTGCGCCTTGCGTAGCTCTAGGCTCGCTCCGTCTGCCGGTGTGAGCCCTAATTCTTCCTCCCACAGCTTGACGCCGTCCTCCGTCGCCGTATCGACAAAATACTGCTTCAAGACGTGCAAGGCTGCCTCTCGTATGGCCTCGATTTCCTCTGCGTCGCCTTTGATGATGCCATTCATGATCGCGCTGTCGCGGTAGTACCACGGGAGGAATGACATCATTTCTTCGTATCGTGTCAGATTAGCCGACATGGAGCGTCACCGTCCCTTCGAGCGCGACTTCGTCGTCCTTGAGCTCGACATTCGCCTCTTTGCCGTTGATGGTGATTTGGTTGTAATCGACGACGCCTGCTTCGTCCAGAAGCGTCGAGCAGATGCGCGAGTAGCGAATCGTCCCGACCTTGAACGCAAGACGTTTGAGGTACGCCGCGAGGTCTTTCTCGAACGCTTCCTGAACGCTCGCGAGTGCCGTTCCTTCTTCGAGTACGACCGTCGCCTCTACGTTGATTGGAACCGTCGTAGCCGGTACGACCGTAACCGTCGCGCCGATTGGGGCTTGCCGGTCGCCGCTGCCTGCGTCTACTGAAAGAAACTTTTGGACGGCCGCGACGAGCTCTGCGTTCGCGGGCTCTTTGTTTTCGTCAATGATGATGACTTTGACCGTCCCCTCGCCCGCCCACAGCGACATGACGTGCGCCTCTCCTACACCGTCTACGGAGGTCGCCCATTGCTCATAGTCGGCCTTGTTGCCAGACGTGCCGGGATTGCGAACCTTTTCAAGATAGCGAGAACGTAACGATTCAAGGCTTTCATCGTCTGTCCCTCCTGTTGTCGCTTGCGCGTTGGTGATGCTCGTGATGCTGTTGCGGCTCTGCGCAAGAACGACGATACTACCTGCCGCGACGTTTCCTGCCGTGCCTCCTTCGACGGCCTCGATAGGTACGTCGATGCTGCCGCTCGCTGGAATCGTCGCTGCCTCCGTCGTGACGAAATAGATACTCTCGATGCCGAGGTCGGCATCCGCCTCTGTCGCGAGCTTGATTCCTGCCGGAACAATCGCGCCCGGCTTGCCTGTGACCGTGACGGTGCCGGTCGCTTTCGTCGCGCTCTTTTGGTAAACGCCGTGCTCTGCCGCTCGCATGATGAGGTGTTCAAGATCGGTCGTCTGCGCGAACCCTAGCTCCAAAATTTTTTGCAAGGCCATTCGGACGAATACGAGCTCGATAGCGACTGGCGCGTGCGCGTCCCATACGTAAGAACCCTCGCTCTTGTCTACGCCATCGCTGACGTGAGACAAAAGGCGCGAGCGTATGACTTCCTCCGTCGTGTCCTCTGTGTTGAGGTAATTCGGCTCTGTGTTGCTCACTCTATCTCACCACCGTTCTTGTAATCGTCATGGCCTCGCCGAGCGTGTTCGTGACGCGGCAGGAGAACATAACGCCGTCTGTTATCCATGTGAAAGAAAATTCGTCTACGCTCGCCGTGCGCGGGTCGCACATCAAACATTCTTTCACCATGCGCCGTATCTCCGATTCGATGACGGCATGCGGGCGGCTCTGCCCAAGGAGCGTGTCAAGTTCCTCGCCGTAGTCGCTCGAATAGACAAGATACTCGAAACGCTCCGTGCAAAGTGCTTTGACGCACCACTCGCCCCAAGCGTCCGAACCGTCCGTCTGCTTCATCTTGCCCGTCGGGGACAAAATAAATTCGTGCTTTTCAAAGTCGAATTGAACCGTCGTGCCGTAGGTCGTCGTGTCGCCGTTTGCTCCGGGGTCGTAATCTGCCGCCTCTACGCCCGTCGTGGGGAATAAATCTGGCATGGCTTACGCACCCCCCGGCCCCGGAACGACGACGCACTCAACGACAAAATTCTGCCCGTTGTCGACCGGTGCGACGAGAACCCTGTCGCCGACGTGTAGTGGGAGCTGCGTTGCCGGGGTGATAACGGGGTGGCTGTGTGGCGCGTACTCTGCGAGGCCGCTGCCGCCGCTGACCGTTTCCGTGTTCGTGACGTATGGCTCGCCGTCGGTGAGAATCCTGTTTACCATGTAGCCGTGAATCACGGGCCCGAAATTGTCGAGTTTCAAGCCCATGCCTGCTACAATCGTTCCTAGTTCGTGTTGACTCCACTGCTTTGAGATCGCGCCCGAGGCTCGCGCCTGCATACGTTCGTCGAGGGCGGCAACCGCTTCTTTGAATGGATTATCTTTCACGGAAATACCTCCTTCGTATGTACTCCTTCGACGCGAGCTCCATCTGCATCTTGCCGGGGCTGCCGAGCTCGCGCCGAACGCTGATAACGTAAAGCCCGTCCGGCCACCCTTCGACGATGACTTTGTCGCCCTTGCGAATCGTGTTGATGTCAACCGCTTCGACGCGAACGGTCTCCTGAATCCCGCCTAGCATTTGGTTCGCCTTTTCGCTCGCCGTGCCTGCGTCGATGGCCTTTTCGTCTTGCAAGATGTCCTGTATCGTGCCGTACTTATCCGTGTCGGCAGATGTCTCCGAGACTACCGGGCTTAGTTCGTCCTTGCTCTGCTTGCCGAGTACCTTGACCTTCGTACACGCGCCGTCGAGCGTCTGCTTTTGCGACACGCTCCGTAGGTTTGACTGGAACTCGAAAACCCAAGGATCGTCGTTCGTCCCTATCTCGAAAACCTCT